ATTCATTGCCAACAATATGGATTACATGCGGAACTACGCGCAACCGCCCGTATTACCTCCAGCATATCAAGTAGCCGGTCTAACGCCTCTTCAGCAAGAAGCGGCGGTCATGGCAAGACGCGGCATTGGCGCGTATCAGCCCTACATGCAAGCGGGCTTGGACGCCATGCGCCGTGGTGAGCAGTACGCGGAACAGTATGGTTTTGGCGGCCTACAGGAAGCTTTAGGCGCTACCCGAGCGGGACAACAGGTTCTGGGCCAAGCCGCCGACATTGCCGCCGCACAGCGGGCACAGCCCTATGCTTATCAACAGGCCGCCGTAGCCGACATTGGTCGCGCGGCAGACATGTCTCGCGAAGCGGCACAGGCAGGTTATCAAGCTCTTGGTGGCACAGGCCGTCAGTTTGATCCGTACCTGACCAGCCTGTACATGAACCCCTACGAAGATGCGGTGGTTCAGCAGGCCATGAGCGACATTGATCGTGGTAGTCTGATGCAACGACAACAGCTTGGCGCACAGGCCGCCGCTACGGGAGCCTTTGGCGGTTCTCGACAAGCCGTGGCAGAGCAAGAACTGAACCGTAATTTGGCGGAGCAGAAAGCACGGACCGCGAACCAACTTCGTATGGCGGGTTACGGCCAAGCAAGTCAACAGGCACAGCAGGCCTTTGAAGCGGCACAGCAAAGACGCCAACAGGCGGCACAGCTTTACGGCGGTCTGGGTCAGCAAGCGGCGGGCACAGCCATGCAGGCAGGCGCAGGCCTTGGTCAGTTGGGCTTGCAATATGGCCAGCTAGGTCAGGCTGATGTGGCACAATTGATGGATCTGGCGCAAGCTAGCGGCCAGATGGGTCAAGGACTCGGCTCTTTGGCACAGGCTGGAGGTCAGTTGGGCGGTCAGCTTAGTCAGTTTGGTATTCAGCAAGCAGGCCTTGGTCAGTTGCAACAGCAACTTAACCTTGGTGATGTCAAGACGATTGAAGCCTTGGGTGCGCGAGATCAGGCGCTTCAGCAGGCCACTCTGGACGCCCAGCGTCAAAGCAACATGCAACTGTATCAAATGCCTTATCAGCAGTATTCGTTCTTGAGCGACATCTACAAAGGCACACCTTCTTCACAGCAGGTAACACAGATCAGCCAAACGCAAGACCCGTCCACCTTCCAGCAGATCGCCGGATTGGGTATTGCAGGACTTAGCGCCGCAGGCGGTGCCAAAGCAATGGGAATGTTTTAATGAGCGTATTAAGTAGACCGTTATTCCGACAGATGGGTGGCCCCGCACAACCCATGCCGCAGGATATGGCTCCTCCGCAGATGGACCCTGAGATGGCCCGTCAGGCAGGCGTGTTGGAGAAAGCTGAGATGGAGGCGCGGGCCACGGGCGAACAGCTTGGGGCCGAATACGCGCAGAAAATGATGGCGGGGATTGACGGCGCTCAGTCTACGGAAGACCTTATCAACGCGTTGCGCGGTAACGATAGGCCTTTGGATGCTCGACGCGAAGAGCTTGCGGGGTATGTCGGCCAATCTGACGCAAACCAGACACCAGAGTCCGTTCTCGCGATGGTTCAGCCGGTCATTATGATGACGGAAGAGGGGATGATGGACAGCGGGATCGGCGCTCTGGTTCAACAGATTGCGGGCGACGTGGAAATGACCACGGCTGACGGCGCTCCTACCGATATGGGCATGGGCGTGGGTAGTTTGATGGCCGCAGGAGCGCAGGAGGCTCCCGCCCCACAAAATTTTAGATATGGCGGTGCTGTTCAAAGGTTTGACAAAGGTGGTGCCGCCTTTAGTGCAGATAACGTATCAACGCAATATGAATCTTTACTGCCGTTGTTCCAACAAATTAACTCCCAATCGGAGCGCGATGCGGAAGCCGCTGAACGAGAAAAATTAGATAAGATGATGTTTTATTCTCAACTTGGTCAGTTGGGATTAAACCTTGCTTCAGGTAGTGGCAAAGGCGGCTCTTTTGTGTCGGAGTTAGCTGAAGCCGCCAAAGATCCTGTCGCAAACCTCGCGGCCCTCGGGGCACAGGCGCAAGAGCGTCGTTCTGCGCTTCGTGCAGAAGACCGGGCTTTACGAAGTGCCGCCCTACAAGGCGCTATAGGGGTTGAGCAGGCGGCAGTATCTGATCGTCAAGCTTTAGAGTTGGCTAGATTACAAGCGGGTCGGCAAACATACAATTTTGACACTTATGTAAGACCCCGAGTGGATGATCCCGCAACGGAGCAAGTTGAGTCTGGGTTAGAAACAATTACGGTTGACCCTAGAGATAAAGCAGATATAGATAGCGCAACCGCACAGGGCTATAAAGAAATAAGTGTTTACCGGGCAGAAACGGGCGGCGATAAAACGCCTCAACCCATGATAATTAAAAACCGTGATACTGGCGTGGTTCTGGCTAACATTGACTTATCTACGGAGGCTGGTCGTGCGCGACGCGATGCAATGACTCCTGACGAACAAATGGTAGGCCCTCGCACAGAAGAAGCGCCAGAAAGAGCGGTGGTTGTATTGGATGACGGTAGTGAGTACCCCAGCACTACGGGGGGCCGATCATATGTTGAGGACGGCGTCACGCTTCAGACTCCTACCGATGCAAGAGTATTAAAAGGCAATGATCTGGCCGATCATCTTCAAAAGAAGAGTCGCGCAGAAAAATACTCCACCATTTACGATGCCACTATGGCGGATATAAACGAGAACCAAAATACGGTTGGTTTAGACCCCTTAACCATAATTGTTAATTCGTCTAAAAAAGGTGTAGACATAGGTAAACCTATGATGGTTCAAGGCGGAACGGGCGTTAGTCAAATGGGCGGTAATGTCGTACCTGCACAATTAACGGACCCAGAAATAGCGCAAATTATTCAAAATCTCACGCCCGATGTTTTCCAAGCGGCTTTGGACGGAACCGGACCAATAGCCGCGATTCAAGCTACCTTTGACCGTTTGTTTGGCGCGGGTCCCATTGACCCCTCGATTTTTGTAGGCGACACCGCAAAAACGCAACAAGCCAGACAAAACCTTAGAGCCGCAATGATCCTATCGCGTTCTGCTTTGGTTGATGAAGACTCTAATCGTTATGTTGTTTCAGAAAATGAAGCCATTGGTAGTTTGTTTGCCGACCCGGATTCATTCTTCCAAAACCCCGAAACACAGGCCGCAAAACTTTCGCAATTGAAACAAGCCATATTAGGTCGCTATCTTGCTCTCCTTGAACGAGGAAAAATCGGAGAGCTTGGCTCTACCGCGTCATCCAGAGAAAAAAGAGAGCAAAAAATAAATCAATTAGCTACGGTGTTGCGTTTGTTCCAATCTGTTCCTATAGAAACACCTATAGATCAAGCACGTATAGATCGTAATCAGGAAAGAATGAATGAGCTTCTAGGTCTAGGGGATTAAAACTAATGGCTATCGTTCCTACAACGACGCTTTCTACTCAAGACACGACAATTGCACAGCCCGATGTTACAGAACAAATGACGGGTTTTGATGTTGTGCCGTTTCTTCGCATGTCAAAAGAAGAGATGGATGATCTTCTTTTTGAGCAACGGCTACAACAAGAAGAAGCTAGAGAAGAAGGTAAAAGTATTCCGGGAACAAGAACGACGCGGTTTGCCAAGTACGTTGCCGACACGGTTGCGACGCAAGTTCCGGGCAAAATGACTTATGAGTCTTTAAAAGACGGAACGGCCCCAATATTTGAAGAGCTAACGCCGTATCAAGGTTTAGACCCAAAAGAACGAGCTTTAACCGACGATCAAATCTTACAAATGCTCCTAAGAAACCCGGACGGTAAACGAATAGAACGCGGTAGTTTTATAGAGGGTGTAAAAGAAGAAATTGCACCGCAAGCGGGCGGGTTTGCTGGAGCAGTGGCTGGAGCCACAGCGGGCGCGGCACTCGTAGCGGGTGTGCCCCCTGTAACGCCTCCCACTATTGCCGCAAAGTTCATGGTCCCTGCTGTAGGGGCCATTATCGGCGGTTTATTCGGTCAAGAGGCTGTTCGCACAGGTCAGCGTAAACTTTTTGGGGAAGAGTCTTTAATTTTACCTGAGACAACCGGCCCATATGAGGCCGGAAAAACCACGGCTGGAGTGTTAGGTTTTTTTGCAACCCCATGGGCACTGGGAAGAAAGTTACTAACCGGAGAGGCACGGGACATAAATTTTGGTGCCCAGCAATTTATAGAAAATGCACGACGCTTAAAGATGGCCGCCCAACCTGCACAAGACGCGGCCAAGTTGGGCAAAAATTATATTGGCACAGATTTATCTCGTTTGGCCCAGCAAGCTGAAAACATACCGCGAAGTACTCGGACAATTGCCGCCATAGAAAAAGGCTTGCAGGGACTTGGTCGTCAGGCTCGGGAACAACCCAAAACACTTGCCGCTATAGAAGCGGCGGCAGGAGCGGGGTCAGCTTACCTTGGTCAGATGGCTGAAGAGGCCGCACCGGGAGAAGTTTTACCAAGAATTGCGGGGGAAACGGTAGGGGCCATTGTAGGTTCCGCCGCAGGTCAGCCCGCTATTAGTATAGTAGGTGCGTTGCCCACGCTTCTTACAGATCCGCTCGCTCCATTTCGCTCGTTAAGAGATATTTGGCGGCAAGGCGGTTTAGAGGGTGTTTTTGAAAAAGTCACGGGAAAAGATGCTCGTCGCGAAAAAGCAATACGGTATCTTTTGGAGTTGTTTGAGCAACAAGGCGAAGACGTAGACGAAGTCATAAAGCGTCTAAACGAAGTAAACACTTTTTTAGTTGACCCTGAAACCGGAAAGACGATTGATCTTACTGCGCCAGCTAAATCGGGTAGTGGAACGTTGTTAGGGGTGGAAGCGGCCCTTAGTAATATTGCGCCGACTCTTGCAAAACAAAGGATTGCGGGGTCCGAAAAAGCTGTTCAAGCGATGCGGGCACAAGTTCGCATGTTAGCCGCCGTAGCAGGAAGCGACCCCGATCTTTTGCAGGCTTTAGCTGATCAAATGAAAGTAGTGTTTGATGCAAATTTTGCGTCAGATATAGCGTATGCCACCGAAATACTTACCCGAGCTTTAGGGAGAGAAGGTCTTGGTACTACCGGCATGGAGGAGGTAGATGCTTTAGCCTTAAATCAGCAAGAGTTGGGTCAAAAACTTTACGACGTAATGGACGCTCAACTAAAGCGAGCGAGAGCGCAAGAGCGAAGTTTGTGGCGCAACGTACCTATAATAGAACAAGCCATAGACCCTGAAAACATACCTAGTTTTCAATTTGAGTTTAATGAGTTTGATGGGCCGGTAGACACTAATTTTATAGCGGGGTGGGACCGCTTATTGCCTTCAACGCCGGAAGCAAGGGCTGTGTTTTTCAAAAACGCCAACGTTTTGAAAGAAATACAGAATTTTGTAGATCGAAAGCAAAGAGAGTTTTTAGAAGAAGGGGGGGAGGGGTTTAATTTATTTAGATCTGGCCCAATTTTAAGTTCTCAAGAACTGACAGATATGCGGAGCATTGCTTTGAGCGCGGTTAGACAGCTACGCGCAGAAAGCAAATTTGATGAAGCCCGAATAGCGGGCAAATATGCAGACATTTTGCTTGAACAGTTAAATCAATTGCCTGATGAAAGTTTTACGGTGCCTTATCGGGAAGCTCGCGCATTTTCGCGGGCTTTAAACGACACCTTTACCAGAGCTTTTGCTGGCGACATTTTGCAACAAAATGCTAAAGGCGGAACACGAGATGCGCCGGAGTTATTGGCGGATCAATTATTACGTGGTAGTGCATCTGCTACGTTTTTACGTATCAACCAAATACAAGAAGCGGGGCGGTTTATGGGTCCTAGCTTCGTGGGACCCGTTCAACTTGTTCCGGGTCTGTCTCAAATTCAAGAAGCTATATTACGTGAAGCACGGACAAGGGCGCTTACACCTAATACTCCGGAAGGCGCGGTTAATCGAAACAATTTAGGTCGTTTCATGAAAGAAAATGAAAACCTACTGAACTTGTTTCCGGCCCTGCGAGCAGATTTAGAGGACATAAACACGGCAAGCGTGTTGTTAGATCAAACAGAAGAATACGCTAAGAGAAAACAACGCGAGTTAAACCAAGATATTTCTTTTATGAATCTGACTTCTTCAGAAAAAAGAAGTCCGGCACGTGCTGTTGCTCAAATATTTTCTCCTTCTACGGAATTTCCTTACAAAGCATTAGATAGGTTTGTAGAGGTTATAGACAGCGCCTCTGACGTAACTAAACGAATTGACCCGGCTACAAAAAAAGAAATCACTGTACGTGGGCCAGAGGGAGAGGCCGCCGCAAAGGCGCTCCAAGGTGCCATTGTTGAGTGGGCGGCTACGTCCGGAGGATTAGGCTCAAACCAACAATTTAAGCCCTCCGTCATGTACAAGGCTTTGTTTACGCCGGATGCAGTGAAGTTTCAAAAAAGAAGCTCGTCTATCTCCCCAATAGAGTACATGCAAGAAAAGGGTTTAATCACACAGGCAGAAGTAACCAACCTTTCAAAATTGTTGAAAGAAATGATTAAGTATGAAATAGGCGTACAGCAAGGCAACATTGAGCAGTTGGCCGCAGAAGCGGGACCGATGTTGGACTTTTTCTTACGCGTTTCTGGTGCAACTTTAGGTGCCCGAGCTTCACAAGCCATGGGGAATAGGCAATCCATTGTTGCCGCAGGGGCCGGTTCTAGAGCCATTCGTAACGTAGCCTACAACCTGCCGTTGGCCATGCAAATGGACGTAATGAAAGAGTTTATGGAAAACCCTGAGATGTTGGCCGCGTGGCTGACTAAATTTAAGGGCACCGACGCGGCGGAAAGAGAAGGCATTTTAAATAGCGCCATGACTTACCTGCAAAGAATGGGAATTAACATTTTCCGTAGACCGGCTCCCGGTATGGGTAGAGAAGCCACGGAAGAAGGTTTGATTATAGAACCCGCAACAGAAGCTGTTATTGGAAAACCTGTTGAGCGGGAAGAACGGTTTGGCGAAGACAGAACACCTAGAACTGCTCCTGCACCACAGTTGCCGATAGCACAAGCCGAGCCACGGCCCACGGGTCCGCTGTCTATTCAAAACAACAATCCCGGCAACTTGCGGTTAGCAGGTCAGCCCGGTGCGACAGAAGGACAGGGTGGCTTTGCGGCGTTTTCGTCTCCCGGTCAGGGTTTGCGGGCGTTGACTCAACAAGTTGTTTTGGACACTCAAACACGCGGCATGAATCTTGAGGATTTTTTAAATAAGTACGCGCCGCCATCTGAAAACAAAACAAATCAATACATTTCGTTTGTAGAACGACAGACGGGCTTAGACGCTAAAGGCAAAGTGCCCGAGTCAAAAATTCCTCAACTTGTTCGCGCTATTGTCCGAATGGAGGGCGGCCAAGCGGCAGTAGATTATTTCTATGGCCAGCAACGTGCCGAGGCGGCTCCTGCCCCACAACCACCGGTAGCACAAGCCGCGCCCCCTATGCCCCCGGCTCCGGCACCCGTCAGCCCTCAGTCGTTGCAGAGAGCGGCACAGATACTGGGTCCGCAGGATGAGATCGGGATGCTGGCGTCAGAAATGCTGGTGAGGCAAAGACCGGCTTAAATCAGCCAGTTCTTTGCCGATTCGCCTAAAACGTCGCCCGCAATGTTTATTTTGTCGCGCAAAGCGGTTAGAATCTTCTCATCAATTGTTCCCGGACTGACCAAATCAACGTAAGTCACGTTGTCCTTTTGGCCTATCCGGTGTGCGCGGTCTTCTGATTGCAGACGTATCTCTAAATCGTAGCTATTGCTGAAGTAAATCACTGTATTTGCTTCAGTTAATGTAATTCCGTAACCACCCGTCCGGGGCTGTCCAACAAAGAAACGCAACTCGGAGTCAGGGTCTTGAAAACGGTCGATAATGTTCTGTCTATCATCTTGGTGAGTCTCACCGTAGTAGGATGCTACTACGCCACTGCCCCACTTTTTCTTTAACGCCTTTTCGATGCGGTGAATATCGTAGGTGTAAGTGGCCCAGATAATAGCTTTACCTTGGACCTCTTCGACCACGTCCATCAACTCATCTAATCGGTTGTTTTTGATCTCTTGTATCGGCCCTTCGTCTGGTTGAAGGTGGCCGCAACAGATTTGTTGTAGCCGCATAATCTGCGTCAGCACGGATGCCGTCGTGGCCAGCTTGCCCTGCTCCAACTGAGCCAACGCTAAGTCCTTCATTTGCTTATATAAAACCACCTGCTCCTTGGTCAGGTTGACTTCGCGCCGTTGATAGACTTTCTCCGGCAAGTCCAAACAATCCTCTTTCAACACCCGCGTACTAAACGTGTCCAGCTTCTCCCCAAGCTCGTCTAGGCGACGATAGCCCGTTATCTCGTTGAAGCTGTGGGGACCCATCGAACGCCGCTGTACGGTCGCGTAGCGCCCCTGAAACGAATAGTAACTCGCAAAGCCCAGCGCCTGCTGATCCAGAAACATGCACTGGCTGAACAAATCCATGGGGCTTTTAGTAATCGGTGAGCCGGTCAAGATGCGGCGATACTTCGACGCCTGTCCCACCTTGATCAGGTTCTTCGTGCGCTGTGCGCCCTTGTTCTTAATGCTGGTGCTTTCGTCCAGAATAGTCATGCAGTTTGGATTCAACTGCACAAACTTCTGAGCCGCCGACGCGCCCTTCGGCGTTGAGAACGCTTCTGTGTTCATCACCAGTATGTGCAGGAACCCCGGCTCACGGTTCTCTGGGTCGGCAATCTCCTGAATCTCTGCGCGGAACTTCTGCGTGAAGTTAGGTTGCCACTTGACCAGCTTAGTCTGAATGCTGTCTGGCAGATGAACCGGGATCTCTTTTTTGACCCAGTTATCAAAGACGCCCTTTGGGGCAATGATCAACGCCGTATCGATGTCACCGGCTTGGTAAAGCGCGCCCATGGTATCGATGGCGACTTTTGATTTGCCCGTCCCCATCTCCATGAACAAACCGAAGTAAGGCCTACGCCACGATTCATCGAAGGCGGTACGTTGATGATCGTAGGGTGTTGTTTTGAATTCGTACATGTTTTCCCTCAACGCTTGACATAGGAGGATATAGGATGCGAGACTGCGCGTCCAGCCCCCAAAAAGGGCCTGACCACGAAAGGAGAAAAAATGAGCGAGTTGCTCTTAAACATGGAAGCAGATCAAGCCACTGCTTCCTCCATCGAAAAGGTGGCAAACACCGGCTTGGCCAGCGTAGCAGAGATTGCTCGCGCTGTTCGTAACCAAGAGGATCTTGTGGGCAAGCTAGAAGATCAACTCAAGGAAGCGAAGCGAGAACTGCTTAAACTCACCGACGAAGACCTCCCTGCCATGTTGCTTGAACTCGGCCTTAGTTCGTTTGAACTGGAGGACGGATCAAAGGTGACTGTGCGTCCGACGTATGGCGCGCACATCAAGGCGGAAAACAAAGCTACGGCATTTGATTGGCTACGGCAAAACGGTTTTGATGACATCATCAAAAACACTGTTAGCTGTAACTTTGGTCGTGGCGAAGACCACGAGGCGTCTCAATTCATTGAGTACGCGCAAGGTCTTGGTTATGCCGCAGAGCAGAAAACAGACGTGCATCCCAGCACTCTGAAAGCCTTTGTCAAAGAACGTGTACAAAACGGGGAAGCGTTCCCCATGGAACTTTTCGGGGCCTATGTAGGCCAACGTGCTAACATCGCGAGGAAGAAGTAATGAGTAAAGCAGTCGCAGAAACAAAGGAGACAATGAATGAAATTGTCACGTTTGACGCAAGCATCTTTGAACAAGATGCGGGAATGGGAATGGGTGACCTCAGTCAAGATGACATGGCAATCCCTTTCCTCAAAGTTCTCAGCCGCCAAGACCCAGTGTTGGATGACCTTGATAACGCTAAAGCGGGCGATATTCTCAATACCGTATCGAATCAAGTGTATGCTGGTAAGACAGGTATTCGTGTCATACCTTGCGCTTATCAGCGGCGCTATCTTGAGTGGGCTCCTCGGGGCAGTGGTAACGGCGCTCCTTTAAATATCTACACGCCTGAAGACAAGCGGCCTCGCACTGAGCGCGGCGATGACAACAAGGATTATGTTGTCGGCGGCTCGGGCACGTACATTGAGGAGACTCACCAGCACTACATCCTGATCCTCAACGAGGACGGTACGGCCACTACAGCAGTCATCGCAATGAAGTCTACGCAGATGAAGAAAAGCCGGAAGTGGAACTCTACGATTGCCCAGCGTACCCTGATGGGCAAGAACGGGCCATTTACACCACCGCGTTTCAGCCATATCTATCTACTTAAAACTGTCTCGGAAGAGAACAGTAAAGGTAGCTGGCATGGTTGGGACATCAGCCTTGAAGGTGTGGTGGAAGACGGCTCTCATTATCAGCAGGCCAAGGCCTTCGCAGATAGCATCATGAAAGGTGATGTGGAAGCGAAGCACACCGCAGAGGGTGACGACACGTCAGACGACGCGCCGTTTTAAGTTGTACGGGGGCCTCGCGCCCCCTTTCTTGGTCTATAAAAAATGTCTGATGCAAAAAGATTTGCGGCTATCTTCGATGGCTTAAAGCAAGCCTATGGCACCTATGAGATCGATAGCACAAAAGCCAACGGTAAGAACACCGGCAAAGCTCGCGTCGTCCGCGAACCACGGACCACGGAGCATTTTGAACAGCACCTTGCTGGGGAAGGCGCTGGGATTGGAATTATTCCGATTAACGAAGACGACGCCTGTAAATGGGGTTGTATTGACATTGATGAATACCCGCTCGACCACACCCGACTGATCGAAAAGATCAGACATGGGAAGCTCCCTTTGGTAGTATGTCGTTCAAAATCTGGGGGCGCGCACTGCTTTTTATTTTGCAGTGAGTGGGTGACTGCAAAGGCGATGCAGTCAACGTTACAACACTTAGCTAGTGGCTTAGGCTACGGCGGCAGTGAAATCTTCCCCAAACAGATTAAGTTGTTTTTAGATCGGGGGGATATCGGAAACTTCTTAAACATGCCGTACTTTGATGCGGAGGAGGGGTTGCGCTATGCGTTCAATGATGACGGCAGTGCGGCAACTCTGGAAGAATTTTTCGGACTACATGCGGCGCACGTCCAAACGCCAGAACAACTACAAGCACTTACGCAAGCCACGGTTGAAGGAACAGCAATTGTGGACGGTCCGCCTTGTCTCCAAACCTTATGCGCCCAAAAAATCAGCGAAGGAGGACGAAACAACGGACTCTTCAGCATAGGCGTGTATCTGCGAAAAGCGTACCCAGACACATGGCAGGATGAAGTGTTGCATCACAATATGGCGTACATTGATCCGCCGTTACCGTTGAGTGAAGTCAACATAGTCGTCAAACAGCTTGAGAAAAAAGACTACGCCTACCGCTGTAACGACGCCCCCATTCAGCCGTACTGCAACCGAGAGTTGTGTCAAACCCGGAAGTACGGCATTGGCGCGGCTGTCAGCGACATGGCTGTGGCAAACTTACGGAAGTACAACTCCATACCGCCTGTGTGGTTTCTTGACGTTAATGGCGTACCGCTTGAACTGGACACGGACGCGCTCCAAAACCAGACCATCTTCCAGAAAGCCTGTATCGAACAGCTTAACTTCATGCCCCAGACCATGCCCCGGCGTGGCTGGGAAGGCCGCATCAATCAGTTGATGAAAGAAATGGCAGAAACCGACGGGTCCATCATGGAAGTGTCGGAGGACGCTAGCATCAATGGTCAGTTCTACGAATACCTTGATGAGTTTTGCACCTCGACGCAGAAAGCGGAAGACCGCGAAGAGATATTGCTCCGCAGACCATGGGTTGATGAAGAGAGCAACGCCGTTCACTTTAGACTAAAAGACTTTGAAAGCTTTTTGAGAAAGAACCGCTTTAGTGAGTTTAAAACCCACAAAGTGGCACAACGTTTACGGGACATAAATGGGGAATCCATGCTGTTAAAAATAAAAGGAAAGCCGACACGCGTGTGGCGCGTACCTGTGCAGGACATCCCGCACGATCAAGTAGAGTCCAAAAGTTTTGAAACACGGGCCACGGACCCGTTCTAATGTTTCGCATCTTTGGACCTCCGGGAACGGGGAAAACCACTACGTTGTTAAACATGGTGGAAAAATCGTTAGAGTCGGGAATAACCCCTTCACAAGTGGGGTTTTTCGCGTTTACTAGAAAAGCGGCAAACGAAGCTAGAGATCGGGCCGCTAAACGGTTTGACTTGGACCCCGTAAAAGACTTGCCGTATTTCCGCACAATCCATTCTCTGGCTTACAGGCTAATGGGCGTAAACGAAAACCAGTTGATGAGCGACCAAAACTATAAGGAGTTGTCTAAAGCCATAGGTTTCACGCTTCATAGCTCAAGTAGCGAAGAGGAGGATGTGTCGTTTAAAGCGACAGATCACCCGATCCTTCAGCTAATAAACCTTGCAAAAACAAAAAAGACCGCGCTTCAGCATGAGTACAACCACTCGAACGTGAACTTCACGTGGCTTGAAGTCAAGTATGTGGCCGACTCTTACGAAAATTATAAGAAATCGTTTGGCCTCATGGACTTTACCGACATGCTTTTGGCTTTCGTTAAGCAGGCCGATCACTTAATGCCCTCATTCAAAATATCTTTCCTTGACGAGGCGCAAGACCTTTCTCCGTTGCAGTGGGACATTGCCCATAAATTGGACGCGAAGTCAGAGCGAATGTTTGTAGCGGGCGATGACGATCAGGCTATCTACCGTTGGGCAGGAGCCGACGTTGAGCACTTCATTAACTTGCCCGGTGGCGCGGAGGTATTGGAGCAAAGCTACCGCGTCCCTGCGGCCATTCACGCACTGGCTGAGAAAATAGCTTCACGAATACAAAACCGTTTCCCAAAGGTGTACCGCCCTCGGCAGGAGCAGGGGCAGATTTACCGTGTGCCTGACATTCGCTCAATAGACATGTCGGAAGGTGGCTGGCTGATCATGGCGCAAGCACGGTTTATGCTTTACCCCATAGAGCAAGAATTAAAAAACGGTGGCTATATGTTTGAACGACAAAACGGGGGCCGATCCATTCCGCAAAAAATGTCTTTAGCCATCAATGGATGGGAGGGTTTGCGGAAAGGCCGTGCCGTGACCACGGGCACCGCGCAAGCCATCTACTCATACATGTCAGGAAATGGCGTCCGGGTCAAGCGCGGGCACAAAACCATTAACGCCGACGATAACCAAATGTTTGAACTCAGGGAATTACAAGAACATTTCGGTCTATTGGCCACGGACAAGATGATCTGGCATGAGGCAATGGATAAAATACCTGATGGGGATCGAGCCTACATCACGGCACTTCTACGCCGGGGCGAAAAATTCAACGCCAAGCCCCGCATTCGACTGTCCACGATCCACGGGGCAAAAGGCGGCGAGGCACAAAACGTTGTAATCCTTCCGGATCTGACTGCGGCGGCGCTTGAGTCGTCAGGGGACGATCTTCACCGCGTCTTTTACGTGGGGGTGACGCGGGCACTTCAAAACCTCTACATCCTAGAACCAGAAGATTATTGGAGAGCTTACGCTTTATGAAGCAAATAACAGAAATGAGTTACATACCCTGTCCAAAGTGCGAGAAAAAGGCAGAAGAGATCATTCACGCGGCAGAAAATAAACGGGTGGGCTGGTGGTGCCGAGCTTGTGACTATTTTGAGAAAGCAATTTTGCGCGAGCGTAAGGTGGCCTAATGACAACCGGCAAACTGCAAATGGCTATGTTCCCGCCAAAGAGCGATTGGGTGCCTCCCGTGGAGTTGCCCAACATTTTTGACGCCGAAGAAATCGCCATCGACGTGGAAACACGGGACCCGAATCTTAAACAGAAAGGACCCGGCTGGCCCACAAAGGATGGTGAAGTGGTGGGTTACGCCATAGCAGTGCCGGGTTGGAAAGGCTACATCCCCGTCGGTCATGCTGGCGGGGGTAACCTTGACAAGCGCATCGTCAGTAAATGGCTCAAGAAAGTATTTGAGTGCCCTGCTGACAAGATCATGCACAACGCCCAGTATGATCTGGGCTGGATACGTGCAGAGGGGTTTGAGGTTAAGGGGCGCGTTATCGATACAATGATTACCGCTAGCCTGATTGACGAAAACCGCTTTAGCTACAGCCTGAACGCCCTCTGCTACGACCACCTTGGCAAAACCAAATCAGAAAAGACCTTGGTAGAGGCCGCGAAAGAATTTGGCGTAGACCCGAAAGGCGAGATGTGGAAGCTACCCGCAATGTACGTCGGCCCCTACGCCGAAACAGACGCGGAGATTACGCTGGAGCTTTGGGGACACTTCAAGACGTTGTTGAACCGTGAGGAGCTTTGGGATGTGTGGCGGCTTGAGATTGCACTCCTGCCGCACCTTGTGGATATGACTATGCGGGGCATCCGGGTAGACATCGACCGCGCCGAACGGACCAAGCAAATCCTAATGAAGCAGGAAAAGGAGACGGTCAAACAGATCAAATCGCTGGCGGGCATGGACGTGGAGATCTGGGCCGCGCAATCCATAGCCAAGGCGTTTGACAAACAGAGCATCCCCTATCCGCGCACGGAGAAAGGAGCGCCCAGCTTTACCAAATCGTTTCTGTCTGAGCATAGCCATGAGCTTGCAAAGCACATCGTTAAAGCGCGCAACCTGAACAAGACCAGTGGCTCATTCATCGACGGTATCCTGAAATATGTCCACGATGGAAGAATCCACAGTCATATCAATCAGTTACGGTCTGACGATGGCGGCACCGTCTCAGGCCGCATCTCCATGAACTCGCCCAACCTACAACAAATCCCGGCCCGCGACCCAGAGCTAGGCCCCATGATCCGTTCGCTATTCCTACCAGAAGAAGGCCAGCAGTGGGCGGCCATAGACTTCTCCCAGCAGGAACCACGGATCTTGGTTCACTTCGCAAAGAACTACGGAGACTATAAAAATATGCCCATGGAGGGCGTAGAAAGCTTCGTGGACGGCTACCGCAACAACCCGGACATGGACTTCCACAGCATGGTCAGCGAGATGGCAGGCATCCCACGTAAGCAAGCTAAGGTGATCAATCTCGGCATGATGTACGGCATGGGAGTTAACAAGCTGTCGGACCAACTAGATCTGACCGTGGACGAAGCAAAAGCCCTAACACAGCAGTATCACAAGCGCGTACCGTTTGTGAGGGGCCTGATGAAAGGCGTACAAAACAAGCTTGACGACCCACGGTCCTCGGGCAGTCTGCGTTCACTGCGCGGCAGGAAATGCCGCTTTGATCTGTGGGAACCCAACAGCTTTGAAATGCACAAGGCGCTTCCACGCGAGGAAGCAATCGCGACCCACGGCCCAACGACCAGTTTGCGGCGGGCATACACTTACAAGGCGTTAAATAGGTTGATACAGGCTTCTGCCGCAGATATGACTAAGCAGGCGATGGTAGACGTTTGTGAGGCGGGTTTTATCCCCATGTTGCAGGTTCACGACGAACTGGCTTTTTCTGTAGACAACCCGGAACAAGCAAGGGAACTTGCTACGATCATGGAGAATGCGGTGCCGCTACAGGTTCCGAACAAGTGTGACGTAGAAGTGGGGCCAAGTTGGGGCGAGTGCGAGGAGCAATTATGAGGGATGAAATACGAACGGCGGCAAAAGTGGGTTCAATTTATTACGACCTACACGATGGCGAAGGGTTTGTCGTTTTAAATGAACGGTGGTATGTCCTTTTAGAAGACATCTGCGAGTTGGATGTGATTCAAGATATAATTGCGGACTTAACACAGCTTTACGAAGACCGCCATGCAGAGGTTTTTACAGACAAGTAAGTTTGTTCTTTTTTTATTTTTTTCTCAAAGTGCAATAGCCGACACATTAATAAAAACAGGATGTTCTAAAAACTATCCCGGCGTTCAATGGTTTATTTACGAGGACGTTGACGGCAATCGTTATTCAACAAAAGATCCTAGATCTTGGGAATGCGGTTTTCGTCGTTATATGAATTTAACGATGGAAAAAGAAACGGGGGATAGATTTCATCCCGCCATAGTTAACGTAGATTACAAAGACATGCTGGGCCGTGAAGAGCCTTGGGGAATGGTTCATCATTCAACAACTATGGGTACAGCAGTAAGAGTCGGTAGGGACACTGTTCATATCTTTGGCGACGGGAGGCTGGGCACAGGTATCTTTAGGCTGGGGTGGAAAGACATAGAGTTTACCATAGAAGAGGAACCACGGTGCGCCAGAGAGTTTAACGCTGACTGTATAGGTTACGAGTTTCGGGGTCCGTCCAAGGGCTTTATTTACTACGGGGAGGACGATGACACTATAGTCACTTGGGAGCTAGGAGTACTGGTGTACGCCTCGCACAGAGAGTACGGCATAGACACACCAATAGAAATCATGCGTGAGTACCCAGAGGAATGGGACAAGTGGCAGAAGAGGGTAAATGAATACAACAGTATCTACGAAAGGTCTGGTGTACACATCAGGTACGAGCTAAAGGAGCTTTGGCTGGCTCACTATCATAGCTTACGTGACGTAGAGCGTCAGGCTAACAAGCTTCCTGTGGACGTTGTGTTGGCCCACGGTACGTCTTACCCTAACACCTGTGGGGTTGCTCATGTGAACACGTGGTTTAGCGAGGGCCAACCCCCGTCGTCCATGTCTCGTTGCTCTGTGTTTACAGACTTACACGAGATAGGGCACTCAGTAGGCCTAGCGCACGGACCAAAGAATCAATCTAATCCAGCAAAAGGTTACATATGGCCTGAGTTTGGACACGGTTGGAACGACATATGTAGCTCTTACAGCGACCTCATGTCTTATGGTTTTCTAGGGTACTACCACACTAACTCTAATCTGTTCTGTAGTGAAATCTTTTCTTACACTGGCCTAACACCAGCAGGTTACAGAGACGTAACAGATACAGCGTACGCCCTCAACAGGCTTAGGTACGATGTGTCCCTGATAAACAACGAGGACTACGAGGAAGAGGAGGCCGCCTTAAGGCCCGTAAGACTACAGGCCCGTAGACTGCGGGAGGAGATAGTAGATTAACGCCGGTTGCTTGAGGCTACGACTGTCCGTATACTCTCCTATACCGAATTAGGAGAAGTGTGATGGACACTACCAAATGGAAATCTGTGTTGTTGCCGCGCGACGTTTATGAAGAGCTTGTGGTGATTGCTCGCGTTGAAGGGCGTACAATTAGTGGACAGCTTCGTTATATTCATGAGGGCTGGAAGATGGCAAATTTGTCCGACGGCGATCAGGAATATATTGCGGAGCAGGTAGATTCATTTAAGAAGGAGAATGGCGTAGACCTTACGTCCAAGAGCTTTTCAATATGAGTCAATTTACAACCATGCAGGCGGAGTTTGACAAGGCGTTGAGAAAGCTTGAAAAAGCCTACGAAAGCGGCGACAAAATTAATCGATCTGACTTCGACAAACTGCATATTTGGCATGAGTTTCTCAAAACCAAGCTAGACGCGGAGAGAGAAAAAAATGCCAGAGAACTCAGATAACGTTAACTGCCCTGCCCACTACAACCAAGGTGGGATTGAATGCATTGACGCTATCAAAGCCAGCTTGACCGCCGAGGGGTTTCAGGCCTATCTCAAGGCGTCTTCAATGAAATACCTTTGGCGTTACGAACACAAGAACGCGCCTGTAGAAGATTTAAGGAAAGCCCAATGGTTTCTGGATCGCTTAATAAAGGAACTGGTCAATGGTGGTTTGGAATAGCTTCCGATGAAGTGAAGATTGCCATAGAAGCCGCGCATCAAATGGCCGACCGTTTCCAAAAGCCCATGGCCATTCAATCCGACCTGTCGGTTGTACCAGCCGACCAAGCCACCAAAGAAGTGCTTGAAATCGTCAGACCGTAGTGATAGCTTGGGGGCGTGGCATTTCCTCAAGAGTGTCACTCCTAAAACGTTTGATTAGGGTTGATGTTAGACTCCCAAAGTGAACATGTTACAACCCGGCCCCGCGCAATGCGGGGCTTTTTTTTGCGCTACCGCTTTTCATATGTTACTTTATCCAACTAATCCAGATGGGGCGCATACGTGGAATTAATCGACGCGATTGATATCAGCACGGTGAAGACTTACAAAAGCGAACGTCGGTGCTACATCGGCGCAAGCAACGTAGGCAACCCGTGCCACGCCTTTCTTCAATACAGCCTGCGCGGCTACCCGCAAAACCCCCCACCTCCCGCAGTCATGCGGATCTTTTCACTGGGCCACCAGCTAGAAGAAGTGGTGGTGCATGACATGAAGATGGCGGGCGTGAATGTGGTAGAGGTGGACCCAAAGACTCAGCAACAATGGACGTACACGGCGCTTGGCGGTCACTTACGCGGCC